GAAGGCTTTGAGTCCTCCGGAGCTGAAACCGGACTGGGCGTGGAAGTGACGAAGGCAAAGCCGGTGACGCGCACCATTACGTCCGCGAACATTGACCGCCTGCGGGTCACCTTCGGGGTGCAGTCACTGGTGCAGACCACGCCACAGAGTGACCGTAACCCGGCATCCGTCCGTCTGCTGATTCAGCTGCAGCGTAACGGTAACTGGGTGACGGAAAAGGATGTCACCATTAACGGCAAGACCACCTCACAGTTCCTCGCTTCGGTGATTCTGGATAATCTGCCTCCCCGCCCCTTTAACATCCGGATGGTCAGGGAGACGGCGGACAGCACCACGGACCAGCTGCAGAATAAGACGCTCTGGTCGTCATACACCGAAATCATCGATGTGAAACAGTGCTACCCGAACACGGCGATTGTGGGCTGCAGGTAGATGCGGAGCAGTTTGGCGGTCAGCAGATGACGGTGAACTACCATATCCGCGGTCGCATCATTCAGGTACCGTCAAACTATGACCCGGAAAAACGCACGTACAGCGGCATCTGGGGCGGCAGCCTGAAACCGGCATACAGCAACAACCCGGCCTGGTGCCTGTGGGACATGCTGACTCACCCGCGCTACGGCATGGGAAAACGTCTGGGGGCGGCGGATGTGGACAAGTGGGCGCTGTATGCCATCGGGCAGTACTGCGACCAGACGGACCCGGATGGTTTCGGGGGCACAGAGCCGCGGATGACCTTTAATGCGTACCTGTCACAACAGCGTAAGGCGTGGGACGTTCTCAGTGATTTCTGCTCGGCGATGCGCTGTATGCCGGTATGGAACGGCCAGACGCTGACGTTCGTTCAGGACCGCCCGTCGGATGTGGTGTGGCCGTACACCAACTGCGATGTGGTGGTGGATGATAACGGCGTGGGGTTTCGCTACAGCTTCAGCGCCCTGAAGGACCGCCACACGGCGGTGGAGGTGAATTACACCGACCCGCAGAACGGCTGGCAGACCTCCACGGAACTGGTGGAAGACCCGGAAGCCATACTGCGCTACGGGCGCAACCTGCTGAAGATGGATGCGTTCGGTTGCACCAGTCGCGGTCAGGCCCACCGTGCCGGGCTGTGGGTGATAAAGACCGGACTGCTGGAAACGCAGACGGTGGATTTCACGCTCGGGTCACAGGGGCTGCGTCACACCCCCGGTGACATCATTGAAATCTGTGATAACGACTACGCCGGTACCATGACCGGCGGACGTGTCCTGTCCATCGATGCCGCCAGCCGCACCCTGACACTGGACCGTGAGGTGACCCTGCCGGAGACAGGTGCCGCCACGGTGAACCTGATTAACGGCAGCGGTAAGCCGGTGAGCGTGGCCATCACTGCACACCCCGCGCCGGACCGGATACAGGTCAGCACCCTGCCTGATGGTGTGGAGACATACGGTGTATGGGGACTCTCCCTGCCGTCACTGCGTCGTCGCCTGTTCCGCTGTGTCTCCATCCGGGAAAACACGGACGGTACCTTTGCCATCACGGCAGTGCAGCATGTGCCGGAGAAAGAAGCCATCGTGGATAACGGGGCGCACTTTGACGGCGACCAGAGCGGCACGGTGAATGGTGTCACGCCGCCAGCGGTGCAGCACCTGACAGCCGAAGTCACCGCAGACAGCGGGGAGTATCAGGTACTGGCCCGCTGGGACACGCCGAAGGTGGTGAAGGGCGTGAGTTTCCTGCTTCGCCTGACCGTGGCAGCGGATGACGGCAGTGAGCGGCTGGTCAGCACGGCCCGGGCGGCGGAAACCGCATACCGCTTCAGGCAGCTGGCGCTGGGGAACTACAGGCTGACAGTCCGGGCGGTAAATGCGTGGGGACAGCAGGGCGATCCGGCATCGGTATCGTTCCGGATTGCCGCACCGGCAGCGCCGTCACAGATTGAGCTGACGCCGGGCTATTTTCAGATAACTGCCACGCCGCATCTTGCGGTTTATGATCCGACGGTACAGTTTGAGTTCTGGTTCTCGGAAACGCGGATTACCGATATCAGGCAGGTTGAAACCAGCGCGCGCTATCTTGGCACGGCGCTGTACTGGATAGCCGCCAGTATCAATATTAAGCCGGGTCATGATTATTATTTTTACGTTCGCAGTGTGAACACCGTCGGCAAATCGGCATTCGTGGAGGCTGTCGGTCGGGCGAGCGATGATGCGGAAGGTTACCTGGATTTTTTTAAAGGCCAGATAACCGAATCCCATCTCGGCAAGGAGCTGCTGGAAAAAGTCGAGCTGACGGAGGATAACGCCAGCAGACTGGAGGAGTTTTCGAAAGAGTGGAAAGACGCCAACGATAAATGGAATGCCATGTGGGGCGTCAAAATTGAGCAGACCAAAGACGGCAAACATTATGTCGCGGGTATTGGCCTCAGCATGGAGGATACAGAGGAAGGCAAACTGAGTCAGTTTCTGGTTGCCGCTAACCGTATCGCGTTTATTGACCCGGCAAACGGGAATGAAACGCCGATGTTTGTGGCGCAGGGCAACCAGATATTCATGAACGACGTGTTCCTGAAACGCCTGACGGCCCCCACCATTACCAGTGGTGGCAGTCCTCCGGTATTTTCCCTGACATCAGACGGAAAGCTGACCGCTAAAAATGCGGATATCAGTGGCAGTGTGAATGCGAACGCCGGGACGCTCAACAATGTCACGGTAAATGAAAACTGTACGATTAAGGGCATGCTGGAGGCGACTCAGGTCAGAGGTGACTTCGTTAAAGCTGTATCCAAATCATTTCCGAAACAGGCTGGTACGTGGGGTAACACGGAAACACCAAACGGGACGGTTACAGTCACCATCAGCGATGATCATAACTTTGACCGTCAAATCATTATTCCGCCCATTATCTTTAACGGAATAGCGTATAGCGATCCGGGAAGTGGTAATAACCCGGGAGGTACAAGATACACGGGGTATGGTTTTGAAGTTCGCAAAAACGGTGTATTAATCGCATCCAGAGAAACTAAAGGGGCCATTCCCGGTAGCTACAGTGCGGTTATTGATATGCCGAGTGGCAGGGGAAGCGTCACTCTGGAGTTTAAGGTTTTCCATAAAGGCAATCAGTGGGCAGGTAATATTACCGACTGTACGGTGATTGTGACCAAAAAAGCCGCTTCCGGCATCAGTATTCGTTGAAATTGTTATAACCCATATAAGGGCACCAGAAATGGTGCCTTTTTTATTGCAGAAAAGCGAGAGGTAATTATGCGTAAACTTTATGCCGCCATTTTGTCCGCAGCCATTTGTCTGGCAGTATCCGGTGCGCCTGCATGGGCATCTGAACATCAGTCCACGCTGAGCGCGGGGTATCTTCATGCCTCGACGAACGTTCCCGGCAGCGATGATCTTAACGGGATTAACGTGAAATACCGTTATGAGTTTACGGACACACTGGGGCTGGTGACGTCATTCAGCTATGCAGGAGACAGGAATCGCCAGCTTACCCGTTACAGCGATACCCGCTGGCATGAAGATTCCGTGCGTAACCGCTGGTTCAGCGTAATGGCGGGGCCGTCTGTGCGCGTGAATGAATGGTTCAGCGCGTATGCGATGGCGGGAGTGGCTTACAGCCGTGTGTCGACTTTCTCCGGGGATTATCTCCGCGTAACTGACAACAAGGGGAAAACGCACGATGTGCTGACCGGAAGTGATGACGGTCGCCACAGCAACACGTCTCTGGCGTGGGGGGCTGGCGTGCAGTTTAACCCGACCGAATCCGTGGCCATTGATATTGCTTATGAAGGTTCCGGCAGTGGTGACTGGCGCACTGACGGTTTCATCGTGGGTGTCGGTTATAAGTTCTGATTAGCCAGGTAACACAGTGTTATGACAGCCCGCCGTTTCAGGCGGGCTTTTTTGTGGGGTGAATATGGCAGTAAAGATTTCAGGTGTACTGAAAGACGGCACAGGAAAACCGGTAGAGAACTGCACCATTCAACTGAAAGCCAGACGGACCAGCAGCACGGTGGTGGTGAACACGGTGGCCTCTGAAAATCCGGATGAAGCCGGTCGTTACAGCATGGACGTTGAGTACGGTCAGTACAGCGTCATTCTGTTGGTGGAAGGATTCCCGCCGTCACATGCCGGGACCATCACCGTGTATGAAGATTCTCAACCCGGTACGCTGAATGATTTTCTCGGTGCCATGTCGGAGGATGACGTCCGGCCGGAGGCACTGCGTCGTTTTGAACTGATGGTGGAAGAAGCGGCGCGTCACGCAGAGGAGGCGAAGAAGAATGCCGGAGAAGCAGAGACGTCCGCGAGGAATGCCGGCATATCAGCCAGTCAGGCAGAAGAGAGCGCTGCAAATGCTGACACTTCAGCAGGGGAGGCATCGGAGTCAGCCCGGCAGGCGGCAGAAAGTGCAGCCTCAGCAAAGCAGTCAGAGGATGCGTCCTCGTCCTCGGCTTCTGCGGCCGCTCAAAAAGCCAGTGAGTCATCACAAAGTGCAGCAGAAGCTGAATTGTCAAGAAAGACGGCAGAAAGTGCAGCCGGTAATGCAGTCAGGGATGCAACGACCGCAACAGAAAAAGCCCGGGAGTCAGCAGAAAGCGCACAGTCAGCGGAACAAAGCAGGATAGCGGCGGAAGAGGCCGTAAACCGAATCCCCACCGTGGTGGGACCTCCCGGGCCAAAGGGGGAACAGGGGCCCGCGGGTCCTCAGGGGCCGAAGGGTGATAAGGGAGAGCGCGGTGACACCGGCCCTGTCGGGGCAACCGGCGAACGGGGACCGGCAGGTGATGCTGGTCCGGCAGGCCCGCAGGGGCCGAAAGGTGACAGGGGAGAGCGGGGAGAGGCCGGTCTGACGGGAAATGCAGGTCCACAGGGTCCAAAGGGAGATACCGGTGCGGCAGGCCCGGCAGGCCCACAGGGACCGAAAGGAGAAACAGGTGCGGCTGGCCCGGTGGGGGCAACCGGACCTCAGGGACCGAAGGGCGACCCGGGGGAGACACAAATCCGTTTTTCGTCTGGGGCCGGCGAGCATTATTGAGACAAACAGCAATGGCTGGTTCCCGGATACAGATGGCGCACTCATCACCGGACTGACCTTTCTTGACCCCAAAGATGCCACACGGGTTCAGGGACTGTTTCAGCATTTGCAGGTCAGATTTGGCGACGGGCCGTGGCAGGATGTCAAGGGGCTGGATGAAGTGGGCAGTGATACAGGCAGAACAGGAGAATGACATGAATATACTAAAAAACTTATGCAGCGTCTGTGTGGTTGCGGAAAGCATGATGACCGTGAACACGGGGAGTTACTTACAGCACAGCTGCGACTGGGGCCGGCAGACATCCTGGAGTCAGATGAGAATGGCATTATCCCGGAGCAGGACAGGGTAATCACGCAGGTGGTGATACTGGATGCGGATAAAAAGCAGATACAGTGCGTGGTAAGACCGCTGCAAATCCTGCGTGCTGACGGGACGTGGGAAAATATTGGCGGGATGAAGTAACCCGACAGCTTCACAAAACCGGAGTCCGGCTCCGGTTTTTGTTGTCATGTCATGGTGATGTTTGTTAAGAAAGTAAAGATTGATTCATTTTGAAGGTTGAAATGTATGCTATCACCATCTTCTGTAAATTTGGGGTGTTCATGGAATTCTTTAACCAGAAGCCTGACTTCTCCTGACAGTCGTATTTTATCCTCTGTAAGGGATGCAGCTGCTAGCTCGGATAATGGGGCGCAAGTAAAGGTGGGCAACAGAACATATCGTGTTGTTGTCACTGATAATAAGTTTTGCGTTACAAGAGAAAGTCATAGTGGTTGTTTTACTAATCTGTTGCACAGGCTGGGATGGCCTAAGGGGGAGATTAGCAGGAAAATTGAGGTCATGCTGAATGCATCACCAGTGAGCGCTGCTATGGAAAGAGGCATTGTTCATTCGAACAGACCTGATTTACCTCCTGTTGATTATGCACCGCCAGAGTTACCGAGTGTGGACTATAACAGGTTGTCAGTACCTGGTAATGTTATTGGCAAAGGGGGGAACGCTGTAGTATATGAAGATGCTGAGGATGCAACAAAAGTCCTGAAGATGTTTACTACATCTCAAAGCAATGAAGAGGTGACAAGCGAAGTTCGTTGCTTCAACCAATATTATGGTGCCGGGAGTGCAGAAAAAATATATGGCAATAATGGTGATATTATTGGTATTAGAATGGATAAAATAAATGGAGAATCGCTTTTAAATATTTCGTCCTTGCCAGCACAGGCTGAGCATGCTATTTACGATATGTTTGATAGACTGGAGCAAAAAGGAATTCTTTTTGTCGATACAACAGAGACAAATGTCTTATATGACCGCGCGAAGAATGAGTTTAATCCAATAGATATATCATCTTATAATGTTTCCGACCGTTCATGGAGTGAAAGTCAAATAATGCAATCTTATCATGGCGGAAAGCAAGATCTTATTAGTGTGGTATTAAGTAAAATTTAG